CTCCGTTCTAAGAAACAGAGTCTTTTTCATTCTTTGCTCTTCGGTAAGCCCCAACCGCAGCAGGCCATAGCCCTTCTGCAATTTCCAAGCAGGCTTCAGCAACTTTTACTATCTCCCATTGAGCCCCTTCGTGTGTGCGGAGGTCAATAAACTTTAGAAGATTGTTCAGGTTGACTGTGCCATAATACTCGGTGTACATGTTCTGCGGCAGAACACCACGGGCTTGCTCTCGGCAAACGCCTGCTTCAATCATTTTATCAAAAAGGCGCATACTATCCTCGTGATGAGCCCGCACAGCCTCACTTACTTTTTGAACTGGCGTGTATAATGTAGGGTCTGCTGTCTCGTCAGGATTACTTGCTTGTCGATTAGATTTATGTTGTGTACGAAATTCACTTGGCTCGTAGAATTTAATATTTACATCAGTGTATCGACGAGAAATTTCGTTGTAGCTCCAAGTACGATGGCGGTGATGCTGACTCCTAACGAACAGTGGAACAAGAAAACGAAACGTAACAACATTATGTTCAAACGTCGAGGTGTGACGGTGCTTGACCAAGTAGTTAATGAGTTTATGATCTTTTTCATCTAACTTCTCCTTGTGCTTGCCGAAGCTAACGCGGGCGCTGTTCACAATTGTGAGGTCAGATCCCATGTGCTCTACATAGTCTACACAACCGATTCCGTCTCCATATAAGTCAATACTTTTTCTTACGAAATTAGTCGCCGCTGGAACTGTAGCAGCTAGCCATTCTCTCTTTGTTCTATATGCATCTGCGTCACTCATTTCCCCTCCAAAAACTCAATCTGTCTCTGCACATACCATTTTGCTTTTTCTAAGTCTTCAATGGCGTTGTTGTTTTTCTTTCCTGCTCGGATAATGTACTTAATCGCATTCCCGAGAGAAAAGTTTAAATCGTATGCCTCAATAATCTTAATGGCTTCGTAAGTATTATCTTGTCCACCGTAATGATCTGGATGATCCACCGTCTCAGGCATCACGCCCCCACAGAGGCCATGATATAATTGCGCTCGACAAGATAAAACTTGTTGTCAACAATTTCAATCTCTTGAACAACGTGTGTCGGAACAACCACAACATCCCCATGCTTGTACTCTTCATGGGGATCCAGAACAACTGAGACTGCCTTGAAAGGCTTTTGGGCTGGTCGGTAATCTTCGGGGAGAGCAATAATGCTCTCCTCTTTCTCTTCTTTCTTATCAAAGCTAAGATCAATCTCGATCCAGCTATTCTTTGGCTCTAAAACCATAGTGAACTCCATTGGATTGTTTATAAATTATAACTCATTGCGTTGCGAAAGTCAAGAAATTATTTGATTTCGCAAATCAATTATGTTCAGCTACTCTCTTACACATCTTGATAAAATATTCTTGTGAATACTTATTTTTCATCCTGTTTATGTCTTTATGAACGTACTGGATGTTGTCTCTTGTGTATCCTGCGCTGCTATCAATTCTATCTAACGACCAACTATTTTTATCCAGCCTAATTCCCGAAAGGGCACAAATAAAGTTACTTTCTTCCAATACCTCATTCATTATTTGAATGTCTATTTCAAATGGAATGTTCCTTTGCTCAGCCCCAAACTTTGCTCTGTAAAATCTACTTCCTGAGACAAGACCGTGACCTTTCCAATTTGGGTTACCAGAACCATCCGTATGCTTCATAGAACACTCATGACAACGAGTAGAAACCCCAATTGTCAAGTGATTACAGTCAACAGGCGCTTCCGCACCACATTCACACTTCACCAAATAATGGTAATAAAAGTTTTTCTTTCCCTTTTTCAGCCGCACTGGCTCTGGATCCAGCAGTTCCCACGAACCAAACTTGTGACCTAATGGGTATAAATTATTGTATTTTGTCTGTCCTTTTCTTGGCATAATAAAGCCTCCTTCTAATAATAAATAGTTTCTAAAATACTTATTATCAAAAGGAGAATGTTTTTTATACAAGTACTGTTAGGTGAGTTCGCAACTTCCGCCTGAACAAGCCAATTCCCCGGACAGATCAGTATTATCTTGTGTCTCAATGATATTTGTCAAATCAATGCTAGTTAGGCTTTTCATTAGTTCGTTGTAGGTTTCTTCATCACAGTCCTGAAAAGGTGCCTGCTTATAGGTATGCTCTGACGCAGGTAAAACCGAAAGTCCGTTGTAATTATCACGGTTTTCCCACATCCACTCACCAACCTCGTCCCACTCGTCTTCTTTAATTGTGACAGTTGCGCTCACATTGTGCGTATTTTGGCCCTTGCTGTGCCCTGCCTTGACCCACTCAACACTTACCTTCTTGACGCGCTCAAGCATCTCTAGGGCCGTCTCAGAGCGTGTGATGGCACCTTCTGGAGCCTTCTGTGGGGCGGAGATCACTGCGGTATCGTGTGGTCGGAAATACTCATCCTCTACAAGCTCTGGGTGGTACTCGGCAAGATACTGATAAATTGCCTCGTTCTTGCCCACTCGGATACGACGGATATAGTAATCATTGTGCCATGCATGGATACCGGATGAAGTTCCAAGTGTCAAAGACGTGGTTCCAGCAGGCTTAACACAAGTTGTTCGTGCTGCTGGTCGAATACCAAGTAGCTCTGCTGCTCGCTTGTTCTCTGCTTTTACTACCTTTGCAGCAGCCTTCATATCCAGATCAAGCACCTTTCCTGACGCAATACCAGTCATAGAAACGCCGATAAGCGAGTCTTTTTCTGTGTTACGCTGCCACACTGGTCGTAGGTAGTGGAAGTCTGTGTAAGAGGCCTGTAGCGTTCCGATGAATGCTGCGGCGCGAACTCGATCCTCATACTCTTCCTGAGTTTCCACATTGGAAACATTGACCTCGGTCAAATTACAGAACTGGAAGGGTCGCAAAGCAATCTCACAACACGGGTTTGTTCCCCAGTCTTTATCAAATGTAAAGTAGAAACCGGGCTCACCTGCGCCACTTGCTCGAACTCGCTCCCAAACATCTTGGAAAAACTCCTTGGTCACGATGTGTCGCATAAGAACGATAGAGTTGTTTGCACGTCCTCGCTGTGGGTTGGTCTCCCACCAATTACCTGCCTTGCAAGCAATCATCTCATCATCATCTGCGGAGAAGAGGGAGATAAGAGCAGCGCGACGGATACCGCCTGCTAGCACCGCATCAGCGATATGACAGATCATATCATGAACCTCAATCGGGCTTAATTTATCGCCATTCTCCTTCATATCGAGAACACCGCGCAACTTAACAAGACACTCGCGGAGAGGCTGTGGTCCGGGTGCTTTACCGCCAGAAGTCACTAAACGAGCGCCCTTAGGACGGATATCAGAGAAGTCAAACCGAATCTTCGAAGTACCCTTGAAGTAAGAGGATACAAGAGCCTTTACAGCATCAGCCCAGCCTTCGATGGAATCAGAGATAAGATAGCGATAAGTACGCTTGCCGCTTGGTTTGCGGATTTCTGGTAGCTGTTCGACATGATGGGTTTGAACAGAGTATCCAACACCAGTGCCGCCAAGAAGAAGAAACATGGTTTCGCTGAATGCGCGAACATCATCAATTGGCATATAAGCACAGTTGAACACTCGATTTGGTGCAACCTCAATGGGCTTTCCACCAAACTGCATTGACCTCATGGAGGGCAAAACTTTCTTTTCATAAACAAATTTATAAGCCGCCTCGATCTCGTCTTTGAGATGGGGAAACTTCTTAATGTGCATTGACTTGTTACGGTCAACCAATTCGACAAATGTCTCACGACGATACTTATCCTCCAAGTATCGGGCATACTTCATGTGTACTGTGATATCTGACAAGATCTCTGATGATAATTCCATTACTGTTCTCCTTCTGTCTTTTTCTTATTGCTATCTCTAAATTTCTTGTATTTTTCTTTGAGGATTTGACTTTGATCTTTAGCAGTCAAAGCTGACTGTTCCTCACCAGTTGGTTGCAAAACTTCAATCTGAACATTTGCCGTTTTCATAGATATCGGATATACAAGGCCATCAGGCCCATTTCTGTTTTTAGCTACAAAAATTCTTCCTGTGTCGTTTTGCTTGTCCTCTACCGTTCTCGATAGAGAAAAAATAAAGTCGGACACAAAACATTTGTTAAAAG